CACTGTCTGTAGTAATATCTAAGTCTTCTGCAGTAATTTGTGTATCTACATAAGCTTTAATAGATTGTTGAGAAGCAATACCTGTAGCACTATTAGATGCCATGTTATCTTCGTCAAGGAAAGTTTTACCATCAAGTAGGTTTAATTCTGCTGCAGTGGATGTTACTCCGTCTAATATGTTTAGTTCTGCAGTTGTAGCTGTAACGCCATCTATAAGATTTAATTCTGTTGCAGTGGCTGTTACACCGTCTAAAATATTTAGTTCTGCAGCAGTACTTGTAACTGTTGTACCGTTTATAGATAGTGCATCTGTTTCAAGTGTACCGTCAATGTCTACATTTCCTGATATATCTAAACTAGCTGCTGCTATTTCACCACCAACTGTAAGTGTAGTAGCCATGTCAACTGCACCATCAATGTCCACGACATCAAGGTTAGTAGTACCGTCTACATCTAAGTCACCGTTAAAGTCTACATTGCCTGTAACTAATAAAGTTGTTGCCATGTTTACAGCACCATCAATATCTACTACGTCTAAGTTAGTTGTACCATCAACATCTAAATCACCGTTAAAGTCTACGTTACCTGCAACTGCAAGAGTTGTAGCCATATCAACAGCTCCATCTATATCAACAACATCTAAATTAGTTGTACCATCAACATCAATGTCTCCGGAGATATCTAAGCTTGTACCTGTTAGTACGCCTGTAACACCTAGAGTTCCTGCAATTGTAGCATTTACATCTACATCTAAAGTATCAATATGTGCAGTACCATCTAAGTATAAGTCTCTCCACTCTTGTGTAGAGCTACCAAGGTCATATGTACCATCATCGTCTGGTATAATGTTAGAGTCTACGTCAGCACCAAAGACAACATTGTCAGCTGCTGAGTCTCCTAAAGTAAGTGTACCACCGTTAAATGTAGTTGTACCTGTAACTGTTAGATTACCGCCTATACCTAAGTTACCAGAAATATCTGCGTTACCATTCATATCAATAGTTGTAGCGGCAATTTGGATTTCGGTATCGGCTACTATATCGAGTTGTCCATCAGTGCTAGAATTAATATAAATTGCTGTGTCTCTAAACTGTACTTTTTCTGTTGTTGTAAGTAGTAGGTCATCTGAAAATTGGAAGTAATCTTCATCTTCCATCCATGTTAAAACACCATCGTTTGTTGTGGCATTAAAAGTTATAGCAACATCTGTATTAGCGTTTGTACCGAATACTAAAGCATTACTAAATAAATTTGAAATTGGTCCACCATCACCGGCTGTAGAGCCATCGTGGGTATGTCCTGAACTTGCATTAAATGCATTAACTAATTGGTTAAATTCATTATTAAATAATGCTGCTGTGATTGTATCACCATCACTGAATGAACTTTGTCTAGTATAAGTAGCCATTTATATATATCTCCTATTGTCTTCCTGATGGTCTATAGTTTATGTATAGTCCGTTAATTGCGTATGGTGCATTTTGGTCTGCACTAAATATTTTAAAAAAATTACTGTGTCCACTACCTGTTAAAGCTTGTCTTACAAGAGGTTGTTCTGAAGCACCAAACTTTTGTGCACCAAACAAAGCTAATCCAAAAATAGCTGGTTCTGGTATTGAATCTAAAATTACGTCAGCAGGTTGTGGGCTTTCTAAACTGTCATAATCAAATCTAACTCTTAAAGTTGGTTGTGCGTCTCCTTCTGGAGTAAAAGCAATTTTACAGTAATCTAAAGTTTTTAGAGTACCTAAATCTCCGTAATCATAATCTGGTGATTGATATTCTGCTTCTATGTTTGCACCATTAAAACTATTACCAGTATCGTGATTATAAATTTTACCGTCTCTATCACCATGAAATACTTTTTCTAATCCAATATTATTAAATCCTGATGTAATTGCAGGAGCTTGTATTCCTAATGTTTCTGACCACTCAAAACCATTTGGTCTTATAGTTCCTATAATACCTTTTGATGTTGCTGATGTATCAGAAGAAGTACTATAAAACATTCTATACTGAGACTTGTCTCTTAGTACAACACTACTAAATTGTAAAGTGTTTGAAGCGGCAGCAATCGTATTAATTAAAGGCTGTATAGCTTTACTAATAGTTCCTAACTCAACGTCACCAATTCTAGCTGTACCAGCAACTGTTCTAAAACCATCTGGTGCTAAAAATATAAGGTTACCAGCAATTTCTTGAATTGTCTGTCCATCTAAACAACCTACGTTTTTAGTAACAGGTACTACAGCAACAGTACTAGAGTTATTAATATTTTGTAATTTAAATATTGAGTTTTGGCAAAATATAAATAGTTCGTTACGGAAACTTTTTAGTCCTACTACTTTATCTTCTAATGTTATACTTCCTGAACCTGTGCTACTAAAACTATCTATGTCATTAGTACCACTATAATAAATTGTATTAGGTGTACTAGGGTCTCCAGATACTACTAAATGCTGGTCATGTATTGTGCAAAACTTAGCTTTAGTAGAACCATCAATAGTAATAGAACTTGCAAAAAAAGTTCTACCACTTAAATTTGCATTTGTACCAGTCATTTTAAATAAAAATGGTTTATTGTTACCACTCTTATCTGTTATAATTACTTCACCGTACTCAGAAGTACCTTCAAATATTGCAAACTCACACTGGTCTACACCTGTTAAAGATAGTTCTCCTCTACCACTAAAAGTAGAAAAGTTATCTCCACTAGATGCAACACTTTCTTTATTTAACTGTAGCCAAGCACTTTCTCCGTCTTGACTAAAAAATACATCGTTACCTGCTACAGCTATTACACCGTCTGCATATACTAATAAACCTTCTATATCATTGGTAGTATTAGGTAATGTATCACCAAATAAACTGTAGCCATTAACTCTTCTATACCCACCTTCTGTAGATACTTCAAAGTTTCTTAACTTAGTAGCTACACCCGGAGTCTGTAACAGAGCTAACGAGTTAGTAGACTTGTTAAGTCCTCCTCCAAGAGGTACTGAAAAGGGTTGAGAACCTGCCATTTAGAAATAAGTCCTGTCGTCTGTCATGTATTTTGGAGTAGGGTTAATTAAATTAGATTTCATAACTCTCATATTTTTTTTATATTCTTCAAGTGCAAAAGCTGCTTGTTGAATATTTTCTTTAAATTGATGTACATAATATCTTGTACGTGCTGTTATAACATTACTATATTGTTCAGGCATAACAATAGTATCGTCATAAGCTGATAAAGCTGTTGGTTTAGTAAACGCATAAAAATGTACGTTATAAACTTTATCAGGTATTGGACCTAATCCAAATTTTCTATGGTCTGGACTTTTG